CGCAAGATCTTCAGCGTTGTACACACATCCGCCCAGCCAGAAGCTCTTGGTAAGCTGCCAGGCCAGTTGAGGGACTTCCTGAGATGCCCCCATGACAATCCTGGTGACTGTCGGGTGCTCGATGATGGCCGCCTTATCCAAGATCCTGCATAGCCTCAGAGCGGTGCTGTTGGAGATGTGCTGAGTCATCGCCAACTCGTGCAGACTGACTGGCTCCACAGACTTCTCCAGATAGTCGATGATGCCACGGATGATTACGGCGTCCTCGATGACCTGGTGGAGAGGTTTCATTCCAGCCTCCGGCACCTGAACAGGCCGATATCGTAAGAGCCATCATCCCGCCAATATGGCTCCAGGTGAGCGCTGAAGCGGATCTCCTCACCCGGCATGGGGATAGGTCCCCTCCAGTGTCCTGGTCGGACCCAAGCATGCTCTTCGGCCATCTCGGTTGGCGTCTGAATCTGGTTGAGCGCCAGGAAGCCCCTGCGATCCAGGAAGTCGCAGCGAGCGGAAAAGACCGCCCTGGTGATTCCTGCACGGAGCATGGCGGCGAAAGCCGATTTCATGCCATCCCTCTGAGATTAGCCGCATAATAGCAGGCTCCCGGCTCTTCCAGAAGAGCGCGGTAGATCGCATTCTGGCGCTTGTGATAGGCTCTCCACTGAGCTTCGGCGTTGTGGCGTCTGGCGCGCCTTCGAGCTCCCGTACCGGCGCTCATTGGGCCGCCTCTAGGATCAGGAATATGCCCAGGAACAGGCAGATCCAGAACAGATAGATGCCAGCTTCTGTGCTCATGCCGGTGCCCCCCAGATCTGCCAGGTGGTGCCGTTCGCCGTCTGGTTGATGGTCGCCAGGAGGAGGTCGGCCTCCACTGTGATGTTGGTGAACCCCTGGCCGGCACAGGAGCCGGTCATCGAGAGGGTGGCGGCGTCTGCCAGCAGGTAGAACGCCAGGATGCAAACGGCGATGAAGGCATACCAGGCCACAAGAGCGACGATTTCAGTGCCGGTCATGTCACATATCCCCGCGCATCCAAATCAGCCGTCGCCTGGTCATTCCTGATGAGCCACTGCAGCTCTTGAACCCGCATGCTTGCCAGGTCTTGCCTGAGCTGAGCATCTGCTTTCTCTAGCCGCGCGGCCTCGACCGCCTCCAGCTCTTCTTTGCAGCCCTCTTTGAGCTGGGCATCGCGGGTTTCGGCGTTCTTCCCAATGATCGCCCCGGAAAGGAGGAGGGCGGCTTCTTTCTGCTTCAGGGCCGTCCTGGCCGCCAGGTCTCTCTCAGATACTTCATGCATCTCTATGCGGGCCGTTCGCAGATCCTCGTAGGCCCGCTTAATCTGATCTTCGCGTGTTTCCGCCATCAATATCCCAGCCTCGCGCAAAGCTTCTGGCTCTCGTGGTCAAGGCGATCATGGAGAGCCCACTGGCGGGCCTCAAGGGCAGCGTTCGCCTTTGCCTCGACGTCCTCAAAGCGCGCATACAGTCGTTCGAACGTAGTTCTGCTGAGGGGATTTTCCACATATGGGCTATCCAAGTGCTCTGCATAGAGCACGTCCATGTTCTTGTTCTGCATCATCATATTTCTATCACCCTTTTCGATATCCTGATCGCGAACATGCTGCCAGGTTTCCACCCTCGCGCTTCATATTCGCGCTTTGGGATCTGGATTTTGCCCCTGGCGTCCATCTTCGCGTGAAAAACTAGTTCGTCGTCTTTCATACTACCATATAGCACCATTATGATATATAAAAGCTTCGCTTCAGCGCAAAGACAACGTTTTTTTGTTGTAAGGTATATATAGCAAGACGACTAAGTAGGTATTGGAGATGAAATGTGATGATAAGAATCGAAGCTGAAAATGCGCTGAAAATGACTGAAACTGAGATGCTTGATGTAGTATTCGAAGCATCTGAGAATAGCGTTGTCGAGCTGAATGTTGTCGATCCAGATTCGCAAGCAGGAGACAACGATGGGGTCTATCTGGAGGTCGTCAAGCTTGACGATGAGGAAAGCGTGGTCAGGGACAGGTGGCCCAACCAAGACGGTGATAGGCACATCGTCAGCACGGATGACATCTATTCGATCTACCGCGCCCTGGTGGATCAGGTCGAGGAGGTGGCCTAGATGGCCACTTGGAACGGGCAGAAGGAGCTGCCCAACTCACATCGCGCGCTCCAAAACTTCTGCGCGGTCGCTCATGGTGAGCGAGTGACATCCGCCCCACTCACCACAGGCACCGAGTTCTCGCAGGCATGCGAGAAGAAGGCCATTGATATCCTTGGGAAATATTTTCCAGAGGATGCGGCCCTTATCGCGGCTGGAAACCCCCCTGCCACACTCGCCCATTCTCCAAACGGCTGGATGACAAGGCCGATGGGCAAGATGCTTCGATGCACTGAAAAGTGCGTCGCCAGGATGCGACATTTCCACCCAAACGAAACCGATGCTCGCAAGAACATGGGTGTCTACTTCGAGCTACTGTGTATAGTAGCCTGTGAAGTCGAAGAGCTGGCTGCGTGGGGCCGTCCCCACAACAGCAAGCGTGAAGCAACCACCACCGCAAAGGAGTGGATGTCCGGGCTTCCAGGATGCCCACAATTCGAGGAGGTCGCCCCCTGATGCCTCCCCAAAAATCCCTCATCCCGAAGCCTCGCGGCCCAATATTTATGGTTAGATACTGGTTCGGTCCAGGTGACACAATATACGTAGAAACAATTGATAGCGACGGTAAAAGTTACGGATTTGAAGAGAAAAAGGGCTAGGTGTAATCTAAGCCTCCACGAGGCTAGACCCCTCTTGTATATCGCTCTTTTTTCCTGCCCAGGTGCATCCCCTGGCCACAATCGTGCTGCTCACCGGGTTGGGGTCCTTGGTACAATAGCATCCTCCCGGCGCGACTATCTGGCAGTTTTTGGCTTCTGCATACGATTTGCCGACCGCATGAATCCCGAAGTATCCCTCCACCCGGCAGGCTTCCATCAGGACGCGCGCCTGCTCGTAGAAGTACGTCGCCCCTCCAAAGGATGATGCCTTGGTGGGATCGCTCTTGAGCGTGGAATTTCGGATGACGCCGTTGCCGTCTCTGACCACAAAGCCGTAAGAGCTGGCGGCCTTGGAGCAATCCATTTCAATGTGATCGAGCGTAAAATCATTGACCTGCCAGCAAGTTATCTGGCTATCGGTCTTGATCCGCGTTGCCGTGACATTGTCACTGCCCCTCTTCTGCCAGTCATCGTTCCCATTCAGGAATAGCCCGACCCGGCAGCCCCATGCCTGGCAGTCTGAAACGCTACTGTTCTTGTTGGTGTCCAGCATGATCCCTTCGGCTGCACAGTTCCGAGCTACCACGTTGCGGACGGTCTCGTTCGCCCCCGGTCCGGAGCCGTTGTTCCCCAGGTACATGCCTGCTCCGTGGGAGTTCTGGAACATCAGATTCTCAAACACACCATTGCTCCTCTGCGATCCCACCAGGAGCAGGGCCTCACCGTCGTGGGGCGGCTCAGAAAGATCCTGCCTGCCACTATCTCCCTCAAAAGCGATTCCCCGCAGGCTGAAGCTGGAATAGCCCAGGTCGAAGCCCCTCTTGCCCCGAACGAGCATCATAGCCACATGCCGCCCTTCCCGCCTCTGGCCAGGGGCAAGCTGCAGGATCGTCTGGCCCACACCAGCCCCGGATATGTGCATTCCCTTATCGATGATAGGGATGCCACAATAGAATATGTTGGAGCCGTCTGGGTTGAGCGGCAGAGCATAGGGGGCTGAGAATACATATCGCCCTTTGCCTATGTTCAGGCTGCCTCCGTTCGGCACGGCATCGATTGCCGCCTTGAACAATGCCCTGGCATTCCCCTTGATCTGGCAGGTGGCTATCTGCTTACCGCCCGCCTTTGCGATTGTAAGTGATCCGGATTGATAAATTTCAACATTAGCCATTACTTCTTTCTCCTCAGAACCTTTTTGACATGCTTTTTCCATTCGGGCACGGTCAGCGCCAGGCATACGTCACAAGAAGCCCCGGCTGCTCTGCAGTGCTCGAACGCGGGGCATTCTCCTATTGTGGGCATGATTACACCGAAGATACGGTTACTGTGCCGGTTTCTATTCTTTCGTCGCCATCCATTACCACCTTCTGGCCAAACCCTGTGATGGTCGAGCCCTTACAGGTGATTGAAAAGCTTGAAACATCGTCTATCCCAGAAAAGGGCCGACTAGTTGTATAGTCAATGTAAATGTATTTGACCAGATCAGCGTACTCCAGGTCTTCGCCTATCCGGTACGAAGCCAGTTTAGCCTCCAGGCTGGCCTGGACGTTTGCCAGCAGGTTAAGCTCTGGCGTGGTCGTCAAAACGAGATCGAGATCGATATCTGCTTCCTGCAGCTCCGGCGGCACCCACAGCCTGGGATAGATCCCTCTACCCATGAACAGATCAAAACTCAAGGCTCCTGCATATGTCGATGATAGAATCTTGGTGGCATAAGGATACTCCGAGTCCATAGTCGCCAGAACCATGGCCCCGGCCGGAGATCCGGCTGGGATGGTGGCCGTACCATTCTTGCTGGTCGCGCCCGGCTCCTCATAGACAAACGGTATCTCGACTTCAGTAGGCGTGAACTGCAGGTTGCGGACCCAAACCGGAGCTCCGGCACAATCCCCTATCTCGAAACTGTCTCCGGCATCCCGAAGGCTCGCGCCCAGGACGCCACAAGCCGTGCAGCCTGCGGCGATATTGTCATAGATCATCTCATCCAGAGCGGTATCAATCCCGCTGATGGCATCTATCACCAGAAGGACATCACCCTGCCCCAGGGTCTCGACCTGAGCCTCGTGGACGCCATAGACCCCATCGATATGCTCTTCCATGAGCGGTATGGTAGCTCTGCCGGGCAGCCAGATAGTATAGAGAGCCCTTTCCCTGAGGTCGCTATCAGACTCTTCATCAGTTCCGCCAGTGAAAGGTGAGTCATTGGTACAGTTGGTAATCCCGATCACGGGAGTGCGGATGATCGATATCAGGCCGGCCACAACGTTCCCCGCTGTTCCGACGTCGGATGCTGTGGCGGGCACGTAGACCTGAGTATTTCCGGTCGCCAGGATGGCCACATCATCAGTCTGGAACTCAGTGAGCGTGCCATCTTCGGCCACAGCAGCACATATGGTATTGGCTGGAATGGTGATGTCGCTTGCAGCTGGTGTGGACCGGCTGAATATGATAACCCCGGTGGCGTTCGTCCCCGGCTGCCTACCTTCCGGCAGCATCGAAAGGACTATGGCGGAGAGAGCGTCTCCCTCGGCGGTGAGGACGTTGGAGTCTTTAACCTTCTGTTTTAGAAGCTGTATGAACACCCAGAACTGTGTGGATACGGCCTCTGCCAATATCGAATTGAAGGTTGCTACTCCCGTGTCCTGCAGGAGCGGATCTCTTGAAGTTATGTAAGTCAGCCAGTCCTCGTATAAATCTTCGGCCGACATTTCAAGGAACTCTGTAAAATCGATTGCCATAAAATAACCTCAGTAGCTCGCCATTCCCAGGTCTTTCAGTGCCCGGTTGAGCACCATGTTCAGTTCGTTCAGGATTGCAGCATTCCCCAGGAAATCCACAGGATAGGCTCCGATATTGACTTTGATTGAAATTTCGTTCCTGGCGGGCACATTGACCCGGAGATTGGAAACCTGATATTCAGGGAACAGCTCTTCCAGCTCGGCCTGGATTTCACCCTTCAGACTCTTCAAGATGCTAACAGTCATCGGCCGGTTTATGTAAGAGCGTATGCAGCAGCCGAAATTGGGGTGGAGTGGCCGCTCGCCTTTCTTTACCGCGAGCCATATCATTATGCGCTGCAAGATGCATTCCTGCTCTTTAGTAACACGAGCTATATCCCCCGTGGATGTCCTAACCGGACTCCATAGGCCATGACATCTACAAACGCCATCTTCGTTGATGGCTGTACTCACTTTAATATCGCCGAATGCTATACTTATCCCCCCTCACCCTGCCGAGGATATTCCGATACTCGCCGCCGTCACGCCCTGGGATGCCCAGCGGACATCATTCCATAGGTAAACAATGTCGTCGGCATCGCCTATGCCCAGAATATGATAGGCATCCCTGGCCGAGATCTCCTTGACGGCCAGGTCTGAGCTGACGACATCATAGCCAGACCCGTTGAACTTGAGCAGAGCACCGTCCGACTTTCGGATAGCGTAGACTGTGCCGTCGTTGGATACGGAGATATCGATTATTGCGGTGCTGTTTTCTGGATTGGTCCATGAACCAGCATCGTTCTTCCAGAGATGTTCGTCCGCTCCTATCACATACGAGATCGTGGCGCTGGCAGCAGCGACCGATAAACACCGGCCTGCGAGATTTGTCCAGTCGCCGTTGATCTCGCGTCTGTACAAACTTGTGGCCGGCGTGTCTATGATGTATAGCATGCCGTCTGAGGAGTAGCATAGGTCTGCCACGTTTTCTCCGAGGAGAGTCCATTCCCCGTCGATCAGCTCATAGAGATCGTTACCAGTCGTGCAACAGGCCATTTTACCGCCGTTGCAGCAAGCCACCTTTGCGGCGGTCTGGCTCCCGATTGGGACCTGGTTGTTACCCTCCTGTTTCATCACCCGGCCAGTATCGAGGTCTACGTGAGTGGTGGCCGCCTCAGCACAACTGCATGGACCGTGCGTGCAGCCTCCATCAATCAGATTGTTGCCGGTGATTTCAACGTCGCCGTCGAGCGTGATCTTGGGTGCCTTGATCAGCACCTCAACCGGACTGTTAATCTCAATCTTGCCATCCGCATAATGGTGGATGAATCCGAGCTCTTTGCCACCCGACGCGCCACAGATCCGCCACTGGCCGTCATCATCGAACCACCAGTATGAGCCGCAGTGATGGAGGAACTTGAAGCGCCACGCCTTGTCGATCGTGGTGGGGCTGATATCAGAAAAGTTCTTGAAGCAGGTTGATGACTGGTGGTCATCAAGGGAGTTGCATGCCTGGCCGCAACAGCTGGGGGTATTGTGTCCTTCCAGGCAGTCGAAGATCCACAGGGAG